CCTTACCTTTGCCCCGGGAAAATTCGCCTCCACATAGGTCTTCGTCTCCTCAATCATACCACGACCTCTACATGTTGTCGTGGATGCGATTGGTACACATGGAAGAATACCTTTCCCTGCCCCTGTAAAACCATAGACGGAGTTCATCGAGACTTTGTAGGCCAATTGCTTACCATTGTATACCTCCTTCATAGAACCCGTCGCCGCAGCCATATCCCTCTTCGCCTTTTTACGAAACTGTTTGAGCTCCGCTAGAATCGCTGGTAAGAGACTAGGTACATCTTGGGCAAACTTATAAGTCTTCTCACCAATATTGAATGATTCATAAGTCACCCCAGGTATATTCCCGTAGCGTCTCTCATCCATCACATATGTCGAATAACAGAGATTATGTGCCATCATGATCGATGGATACAGAGCTTCAAAATCTAGGGCTGTGATTGGTGTGTAGTACGCACCTTTCTGTGCTTCTAGGACCGTGGCACCCTCATAGGGTTCTTCGGGAAGAGATCCATACTTAATCGTCGGTACCATATATCCCAACTCCCGAGCCTTTTTTGTCAACTGACTGAAGACCTTGATCTGCTGACCACGCTCAACCAAGAAGCACAAAGGAACCCAAGTTGCTTTCGCCATCTCCAACAAGTTTAGAAGCGTACATAACTTTTTCAAGAGTTTGTGGGGTAAGAGTGTATCCTTGATACAATACACCGCAACTTCAGCCAGTTTTGCGGGGTCACCTTCCTTATAACGAGCGAACATCTCCTTTGGGGACATGTCAATCTTTTGGTCACCCAGGTACAACTTTGAAACTTCGTTTAGTTTATACGAATCAAGTTTATATCCCTTCTTCACTTCATGAAACATATCGAAGATGAATCGACCAGTCATAGGAAGAAGTTTCAGGAAATTGTCACCCAACGCACTTGAACTCAATTTTTTTAGTAAGAGCTGACTCGGTGGATCATGGAGTTTTCCTAAATTGAAAAATTCTTCGTTGCAATCTGTCAGAAGAGCCCGCTTGAAAATATATTCAAGATCAAAGCCAAAAATATTCCATCCAGTGAGGATATCTACATCCTTTTCCTGAATATACCTTTGGAAAGCCTCGAGCATTTCCTTCTCGGTATCAAAACTCTGGACATCGGGACCATCGGTTTTCTTGTAACAGAGACACACCTTTTCATATGGTTCATCATTTCCAAATTTACAAAGTGAAATGGCAATCTGAAAACAGGCATCACCAGGAACATCCGCATCGGGAAACTTACCAGTTGAACTATTACATTCAATATCGAATGAAGCCACTACGAAAGGTGCAATATCATCACGTTCCACCGGTTTCAGGGTCCTCCAGTCGTTACACCAGAGATCAATATCAACTTTTGCGAGATGTGAACGGATACATTCACTTCCAGTATCAAGCCATCCAGTAGATTGAATCCCTGTACGATGCATCAACCTCAGGACAGGCTCAAGGTTTGACTCATACACATGATACTTCATGTATTCCCGATTGTACATAAAAACAGAATTGACCTTTCTTCGGTCCGCGAGGGTTTTAAAGTTTAGACGCATATACGCAAATTTTTCATTGTTTTGAAATCCCCAAACATCCTTCTTCTCTGTGAGACTATATCCGGTCACGTGATCGGGTCGAAGTTTATTCAGGTCATCGTACAATACTCGGACATCTTGTTCGGTTGTTCCCTTCGGGAGCTTTACAAAGAAATACGGTTCGAAAACTGTTGTCAGACAGACAGACTTACCAGTTCCAGTCTTCCCTAAAATACTAATCAAGTGTTCCTCGTCAGTATCTCTCGCCTCCCAAGTCAAAGCTTGAAATACCACCATATGTTTATAATGAGTCAAAATTTTAATATCATTTATTAGTAAATGTCGGCCGCTTTAATTGAGCTCGTGTCGGTGGGTGCCCAGGATGTCTACATCACTGGTGATCCCCAGGTCAGTTTCTTCCGTCAGAACTACAAGCGTTACACTAACTTCGCAATGAAACCCGAACGTATGGATTACATCGGTACATTTGGATCGAGTAATGAAGTTGCCATCCCCATCCGCTCAAAGGGTGATCTCATGAGTTACATCTGGATCGAGGCTACTGGTATCGCAGGTGTTCAAGGGAACACCACTGGTCTATTCTCTAACAACGCCGCCAGTCCCACAGAATTCACTCTGTGGATCGGTGGTCAGAAGGTATCACAATTGGATTCTCTCTACATTCAAGGTGTCCATAACCCCTTGATGCGTGACACAACCGCAAAGGCGTCTTTCGCTGTCACCACCAACGCCCGCAAAGAAAACCACACGGGTAACCACTATATGATCCCCTTCTTCTTCGGTGAAGACTGGACTAAGGCGCTCCCACTCGTGGCCCTTCAGTACCACGATGTTGAGATTCGTATCAAGTGCCGCGATGGTTTCACCCCGGGTAGCACTCCTAAGGTGTACGGTAACTACATCTATTTAGACACGGATGAACGCAAGTATTTCACCGATACTGAACACGAACTTCTCATCACCCAAACGCAGCATCAGCTCGCCTCTAACACCGATACCGATATTGATCTCAGCTACTTCAACCATCCAGTGAAGTCTCTCCACCTCGTTTCTGGTCAAGCATCTGGTAGTGACTGGTCTGATGAGTACAACTTTGCCACCGCATCCCTCTACATTAACGGTTTGGCACTGTTCGAGAACACATCCAACGTGTACCATCACGACGTCGTTCCCGAGATGCACTGTACCGATCTCCCCGATAACATCCTCGACGATCTTCCCACCTTCTCGTGGCCCTTCTGTATCACCATGAGTAAGATGCAACCTACAGGTACACTAAACTTTTCTCGTATCGATAATGCGAAGCTTGTACTTAACCAACCCACTGGTGGTAACGCCCTTCACCGTGTCTATGCGGTCAACTATAACATTCTTCGTATCAAGAATGGTATGGCTGGTGTTGCTTTCGGCAACTAAGTCAGGTGTAAAAAAGTAAAAAAGTATATAAAATGGTGAAATCTTCCTCACGACCCCGAAAAACGTCCAAGTTTGTCATCGACCTTGGACCAGAAATAGACAGGGTCGTCAAGAAGAAGAATGTGAAAATAAAAAAACAGAAGGTCGTCATACGTGGATTACAAAAGGAGTGTGACGAACTCCGAAAAAGAAAAATTGTAGATTTGAAAACAAAGAAACAAAAGTTTTTCATTTCGAGTTTGGAACAGGAAGTGAATACGCTCACCAGGAAGCTCTCCATGATGGACACTGAATTGAGGCAGTATAAAGTTCGTCGTGTAACCATTTCTAACAAAACGGTAAATAATGCATTCAAGAACTTACGAGATGGTAAATCTCTGTCTAAAATGCACCCCAATACTATGCTATTGATTCAGCAATCTGGGAGATGGGATGAGGCTAGAAAGATTAGCGCTCAGATGAAGCTGTGTTAGCCCTAAGTGCCTTCTCTGTAGCGGCTATATATCATGGAGACCCTTTATTACTGTAAAGCTTGTCAAAGAACCTATGACGGGAACGCCCAATGTTGCTTTGAGATGGATCATGTAAAAGTTAAAATCCTCGTACATACTAAATGATTCCAGTTTTACTCGTTGGTCTCGCCGCGCTCACCGCTTATACCTACTATGGTCAGAACCTGGTGTCCGCCGAAGAAGCTAAGAGACTCATCAAGGATGGGAAGATTAAGGTGGTCGTTGATGTTCGCACAGCTGTGGAATGGCGAGCTGGACATTACCCTAGAGCGCTTCATATCCCCGTGGACAAAATGAACGAAAAAACAACTACAGAACTCCCCAAGAGAGGTATACTCGTCTATTGCAACACTGGGCAACGGGCCAGGTTTGCAGCAGAGAAATTAGAAGGTCTAGGTTTTAAAGATGTGTATTACATTGCCGGACTTTACACAAGCTTACTTTAGAATATTAATCAATCTATCAAGTCTCGGTTTTTCCTTATTCATGAAAACTGTGAGTTGCATAACTTCACCTTCCAAAGTCACTAGTCCATGATTCGACTTTTGATACTTTGATATCTGGTCAACCCTAGCAAGGTCCACTGGTGACATCTTTGTATTTGGTATCTTACTGTGGTAGACCGCAAGAACCGCAGCATCCCTTTTCGTCTCCTTTGGTAGTTGTTCCTCTGGGTGGCACACAACAACATGTGCACCCGAACACCCAGCTACATGCATCCACCAATGTTTAGGGTCACTCGTCATTGTCAGTTGGTCATTTTCTTTTGCATTTTGACCAACTTGGATTTTGATACCATCGTGGGATGTGTATTCAAGCATTCTTTTTCCTCGTTATAATTACAATGCACGTCGTTCTTAAGCCAAGTCCGTCAATCACACACAAGTATAGAGTCACCTTACCAAGTAAAAGAGCTATTGATTTTGGTGAGAGAGGGGTTCAGTATTACCCGGACCATGGTAATCCCCGTCTTATGCGTGCACAACTTCTTAGGAAAGGTGCTATCATTCCTAAGGAGCTGCGAATAGAGAGGGATCAGTCTCAAATACATAGAGAAATGCTACAAATCAAAGAAAGTTCTAAAGAAGATTGGGAAGATTTCTTCAGGGCCGAATATTGGGAGAGATGGGTATTACACACTTACCCAGACATTAACAAAGCAAAATTATATATGACTATGAGTCGAGGTATACTTTTCTAATTACCCGTAGACCCGAAACCACTTGAACCACGTTCCGTATCCTCAACGATATTAATCTCCTCGATGACTGGCGTCTCACAACGCTCTAGAATGAGTTGCGCAATTCTATCACCCTTCTTGATTTCAAAGTCGTCCATCCCATGATTGAATAAGACAACCTTGATTTCACCGGTATAATCGGGATCAATCACACCCGCACCAACGTCGATACAATGCTTTACACCAAGTCCCGATCGAGGTGCTACACGCCCATATACCCCTAGTGGAAGTACTACAGCGATACCAGTTCCTACGAGAGCTCGGCCAGCCTGACACGGAACCATGGCATCTTCGGAGCTGTATAAATCATATCCCACAGAACGATAAGAGCCACGAGTAGGCAAAGTAGCATCGTTACAGAGCTTCTTGATCCCTAGGGACATCTACTTGTACATAGAGTTATTTCCTTAAGTCGATGGTTGACTAAATCTAGGAGATATCCCTTTTCTAGCTCGTTCCGTGTACACCAATTTCAAACACATGTATGGAACTATGTAAAATATCATATACGACCGCATCTTACAGTAGGGTGGGAATTATTTATTCGCATACTTCTTCTTCTCGTCATCAGTGAGAGCTCTCCACATTTCACCCAGTTTTTTACCCGTGTCGACAAATGTGATGTCAGGGTTCTCCTTGGCAATCTCGGGGCGCGTCTTCTTGCAAAACATCATGTACGCATTAGGTACACGCTTGGGTTTATCGGTCATTCTATTTCTATAGTATATTTAAATCTTAAAGCTATATCATTCTTTGAACATGGGCTGGTCCATATTCAAAGAATGGAAATTGCACTCAAAGGGTTTCGAACCCCTGACCTCAAGCTTACTAAGCTTGCGCTCTACCACTGAGCTATGAGTGCAGGTCACCACCTCCCACGCTGTTTAATATACACATTAAATCTTTAAGCACTTTGGCGGTGGCTCAAATGCCGTCTTTTCCTCGAGTTCTTTACGTTGTTTCAACTTCTTGATGTCCGCACCTTGACACTCATGCTTTGTCAGTTGAATACAACTCGGACAAAAACTTCCCTCACAGTATTGACAATCGATGGGAACCCCACACTTCTTCTTACAACGTTGACAAGGCATTACTAAAGTTAATTGAGATAAAGATTTTAAGTGTATTTTGTATAAAATGTCCCTCACTTACGCACTTTCTAAACCAATTCCTACCGAGTACGCTCACCTCAAAAAAAGCCTAAAGCGGTCCACAGCTGGGTATGGATCAGTTCTTAGTGCGTCCTATTTCATCACCCAAGGTGCTGACCAAGGTGTTTCCGCAACTTTAGGCGCTGTGACATCCTATGTGTATTTAAGCCTTCTCTCTGATAGAGTGGATACGTTTGAAAAATCGGCATTTCAGAAGGAGTTCTTAGCACCATTGTGTGCCGCTGCTTTTGAAGTGTCGTGGAATCACGCACCTTTCGCATTCGATTTTGATTATGGGGCAACTTTTATAGGGTTTCTTGCCTACAAATTTGCACTCTCTACAGTTCTAT